TTGTCATGACTATCTCCTACCAGCTGCAACACGCTGTGTTTGTATTCGTTGAAATCATCCGCAGTGATACCTGGTACCATGCAGTCACCAAAAACAACTTCTCCATCATGGGTAAGAACAAAGCGGAACTGTTTGAAATACGAAACTGATATTTCTTTTGTTGGGCCGCCGTTCGGAACTGAGGATGGGAATTCTGGAAAGTGTTTGATTAGGTATTCAATGGCATCCGTTCGCTCTATGGCATCACGATAGTTCATAAACATCAGAAGCCTCCTTTCTTACGCGGTTTATCCTCTCTGTCTTTAGATTTTCTGGCAGCCTGCTCCTGGTCAACTTCGTAGATAATTCCGTTTCTCTGTTCTACGTGGATAACGCCAGACTCACCATGCCTGTTAAGACGCAACAGATATTCTGTTTCTGCCTGGCTAGCCTGTTCGTCATAGGCGCCCTCTCGATAGATACCAAGCCAGTAATCACAATCTTGCTCAATCTGCCCAGTATCTCGGCTGTCGCTTGGCAATGGTCGTTTGTTTACTCGTTTCTCCAAGTCGCGGTTTAATTGCGTAAGTAAGACAACAACGCAGTTCAACTCTTTCGCCAGGTTCTTTAGCCCTTTTGTTATGACTCCATATGCCAGATCGTTACGTTCAGCCTTTTCAGCTTTCATCAGTGTGAGGTAATCCACCAAAACCATGCCAACAACCCCGCGCTCTCGCTTAATACGGCGGCACTCAGCAACGATATGAGAAAGAGATAGCCCTGGAGTGTCATCGATGTATAGATTCCCGTTTTGCGCCAACTCAAAGCCTTTGGCAGATGCCATAGCAAATTTGTTGTCTTCGTATCCATCCAGGTAAAACACTTTGGAGTTAACCCTGGAGTTCTGGCTGATCATGTTTTCTGCAAGCTGTAACTTTGACATTTCAAGGCTGAATGCCAGGGCGGGAAGGTTTTCATTCATCGCGCAGTTAATCGCCATGTGGGTGTAAAGCGTTGTCTTGCCCATTTTTGGTCTGGCGCCTATGACGAATAAAGATCCTTTCACGATAAGCTTTGGGTTAAGCATGTTATCCAGTGCTTCAATTCCAGAACGTAAACCAACCGCCGAAGCATCTTGCTGTAGACGCCGGTCTATCGTATCTAGCCAATCACTAAATACATCCGAGAACGGAGTTAACCCCTGGTGACTTCCAGATCTGGCCTTTTCTTCAATCTGCATAGAAAGAGACTGGATAGCGTCACGTTTCTGATCTGTGGTCATCCCACTTCTGGAGTAGAGAACCTCGAGCATTCGGTTAGCTTGCTCAATCATCATTCTTTCAGTTGACGCATCTTTAACGGCGTTAGCATATGCGATGACATTGGCCGTGGATGGAGTATTCTTCTGGATTTCAGCCAGGTATCCAAAGCCCCCTATGTTTTGCAATTCACCCATTGCATCCAGGCGATCGCTCACAGTCAGCAAATCTATGACCTCGTTAGCCGCGTTCATGGAACGAACGACTTTGTAAATCATCCCGTGTCTACGGTTGTAAAACATTTCCGGCGCCAAGAAAGAAAAAACGCGCTGAACTCTATCACTCTGCGCGTCTAAGGTTATTGCACCGATCACAGCCTGTTCAGCTTCTGCATTGCTCGGTGGTAATTTGTAATCATCGGTCATCATGGGCTCCTTCACGAACTTTGGCGTAGACACTGTCGTCTAACAGATATTCAAGGTCTTTCTTTCTCCAGGTGGTGCCTCGGTTGGCATTCTGGCGTTCTTCAAGCATCCACCGGCAGTTGAGCGATATGTACTCCAGGTAGTTCCTCCAGTCCTGCATTGAGAACGCATGACCATCTAGCTGCCTGGTAACAACTCCAGCCTTCTTCCAGAAAGTGCGTACCTTGTTTTTTCGCTTGTCAGTGAGGACTCTAACCTTTGGTGCTTCAGGGAGGATTTCGTGATAGGCATCAACTACGTCTTGGCAAGAAAGCTTTGGTTTTCCCTGCTCTGATTTTTCTGCTGCTGAGACACTCTCTTTATCTTTAGATAAAGAGTTATTAGTTATATTGTTGTTTATGGACAACCGTTGGACATTCGTTGGACAAACACCGCTGAGAGGTGCGTCATTACTGGTGTTTTCATTGGACAACCGTTGGACATTCGTTGGACAATTTTGAGACTGAAAATCATCGTATTTTAGGATAGTAATCAGGCTGAATTTACGTCCCATCGCTTCGATTTTTAACATGCCTTTCGACTCGAAACTGCGGAGCAAACTCTTCACTTTGTTGTCAGGAATGAAGGTTTCCGAAACCAATGTTGGACGACCAGTTATCATCTGCCCTCGCCCTACCATCATCTCTCCAATGTCGGTATTAACGATTGCCGGTGCATAGTTGGCTTTCAGTATCAGATGAAGCCATAGGTGTACCGCCTGAGAATCCTTGTACAGTCTGCTATCCATGAATTGACGGTGTATCAAGGCAAACCCCTTACCGGTTGCCTCCGGTTTCTCTACAGGTCTTTCCTGCGTTCTGTAGTCATCAATATTTCTAACGACGCTTAACATGTTCCGTCTCCTTCAGCCGTAATCGGATGATCCCCGTTAACCGCTCTGCAAAAGCGCGGTTATTAGAGGCAACAACAACCAGACCATCTGGAGAGTCGGGGTAACGCCGTTCCTCTTCTCTATTGCTTTTTCTACGTTTTGACATAGAATTACTCCTGTGAATTGATCCAGTACTAGAAAGTCATAGTGATCTGATAGTCGTCAGCTGTTCCCGCAGTTGGCGACTTTTTCTTTTGTGGCAATACCGATTCCACAGCCTGACGCGCTACCTCACGAATCAAACTGGTTTCCCATACCTTCTCTAGCAGTACGAACATCGTTGCCATGTCGCGGATATTGAGTCGGCTTACTTTCGATTCGTGCCACCCTGCTTGCTTTGCTAACTCTCTGTTAGTCTTCTGCATCATCCGGCAGCGGAGTTCTGTCTCCACTTCGTTGATGCGCTTGCTATAACTTGCATGTTCCATTTGTGATACTTCCTTTGTTGAATAAATAGTTACACCACCGGTTAGGTGGTTTGGGTTTTCACCAAACGCCTTTTCGGCATAGGGTGAGAGATCAGATTGTTTAAAGAGCGGTGTTGCTTATGCGGCCATTAACTCTGGCCAAATTTGAGTCCAGTCCTGCGGATGAAGATGTTTTCTAGTTACCGAGCCGTCGCTAGCCGTTTCAATTAACACGCACAAGGCAGCGCCTAATTCGTGATTGCGACTTAAAGCCTTGCGGAGGTACCCAATTGTTGTTCCACATCTTTCAGCGAAGAGTCGCTGTTCATCCGAAGACATTGCATTTAGGTAAATGCGTAGTTCTTCCATTTCATGCCTCCGATTATCTATACGAAATTTAGTTTACCCGCAGGTATACAATTAAGCAATACCCGCAGGTCATTTACCAGCGGGTAACATTTAGTAGAATTTAGTGATGGATAAATTCGAGATTAGAAGGCAGCGACTTCGTCAGCTGCGAGATGAAAGGTTTAATGGGAAAGCTTCCGCGCTTGCCAACGAGATAGGCGTGGATCCAAGCTATGTATCTAGAATGCTTTATCCTGAAGACAAAAAAGGAAGAAAGCGTATAGGGGAGGAAATGGTAGAAACCATCGAGTCAAAGCTAAAGCTGCCAACTGGATGGATGGATGATCTTGTGTCTAACACAAATATCCCTATGAGCTACAATGAGGAGATTGAGTTCTTTGGCAGTGTAAAAAATGGAATTGTTGAGGTCATTGGGGAGGCCGTTTTGGGCGTGGATGGTTCAATAGAAATGATGGAGCAACTTTCTGGCTGGCTCCGAATTTATAGTGATGACCCAAAAGCATTTGCTGTAAAGGTTCGTGGAGACAGTATGTTCCCGCGAATAAATTCAGGTGAATTTGTTGTTGTTGAGCCAAGTCGCACTATTTACGCTGGAGATGAAGTATTCATTCGAACTTCAAGCGGCCACAACATGATAAAAAAAATAGGCTATGATAGAGATGGCTATTACCAATTTATAAGTGTAAATCAATCACATGCACCGATAACAATGCGTCATACAGATGTTTCTCAGATCTCATATGTTGCCGCAATTGTAAAATCATCACGATACATAGACGCTTCAGAACTCCCTCAATAATTTCTAAAAAATAAATTACCTTACTTTTCAGTGAGGTAATTTTGTTTACCCAAAATATTTACCCACAGGTATAGACAATGAAATTACCCGCAGGTAATCTTAACCACATCAACACGGCAGCACACCAGATCAACGGAAGCCGCCAGCTCTTTAACAATCTGATGCTTTACCACTTTATGCCGAGAAGGTGTTTAGTGTGAAAAATGTCAGTTACAGGTCGTTTATATAGCGGCCTGTGCCGGACAAATGGAGGTTCTTATGAATGCTAGAGAACGATGCAGGGCTAAGCGCCATGCGATACGAGAAAAAGAACGGATGATTGCAGTAGCTACTGGCAGCAACTACCGAACTTCATTGCCTGCCTCGCTATACGCAGCAGGCCACCGTAAGAGTGGGAGTGTTACAGCGAGGTAGTCTCCTACCTCGTTTTTCTAACCTTTAGCCTTAGGTGGTTTAGGTGTTGGGCGGGGAATAGCGTGATTAGGGACTATATCTCTACAGGTCATTGTGTTCACTTAAACAATTTACCGGTGAGGGTTATCTCCGGCAAACCATGCAATAAAACGTTTCGTCCGAGATAAGTGCGGGTCTTGGTCTTCATCGTAACCCTTTCTGATATTTGTTCTAACTAATGCAATATCTGAAAGGATTAGCCATGGCCTTAGGTCGTTGTCTTCCAACTCTACAAGCTTATCCAGCAACTCATTATCTGAATATCGGCTCTCAAGCGTTAGTAGCTTCAAATACTCTCTACTTTGGCGAGATGAATGCTCTGATGATTTAGCAAACTGATATGTCATTTGAATTGCAGTCAGAACAGCGACAGCCAAGCCATACCAAAACGCACCTTGGACTCCTGAAAAAACAGCCGAACCTAGGATGAGAAGAATTAGCGAAATAAGCTTATCAATTCGCCAAGTTAGTGAACTAAATAGGTGTTCGAAATTGTATGAATACTCAATTCTGTAAAGCAGTTCTTCTCTGTCCATTTTTCCTCTGATTCAGCTATTTGCCACCTTCTGGTTTTGGCTGAGGCTTCGGTTGAGGCTTCGGCTGCATACGTGGTGGCATATGGTCTTGTTTAAAGTCTTTCATCGTTAAAATCCTTTGTACTGTTGGGGTGATGAAAGATTACACGTTTTTTTGCTGTTGGGGAATGGCAAGAACCACTGCCGCCTGAGGTGGTTAAGACAATACAGGCACTCATTATTGGCGCAGATAAACGGGCGCCAGAAAATTCGCGGGAAGAGCATTCCCTTAATTTAGAGAGGTAGGTATGAAATTTGAAGAATTACCAGAACATGCACAGATTATTGCATTAGAGACCTTAAAGGATTTGATTGTTCAGTGTCCTGTTCACGAAAAAGAGCCAGCCGAAAAACTGGCTCATGCGGTTCAAGCGGCATTCTTGAAGATGTTTACGAATTAGCCTTCTTTCTTCAAGTGTTCAAGAAATGCAGAGTAAGCTTTTTTAACATCAGAAACACCAGTACCTACCCCTGATATGGGGCCTGTCTTTCCTGCTCTTATAAACTCTACAACCAATTGAAGAGCTGCCTGCTCTGGGTTTGATTTTGGGTCGACAATATCCGACATTTTCCAATTCCTTATTTTTACTGTGGAATAACCAAAATATCAGCTTTCCTTGACTGTGGAAAGTTAGGAACCACCTCGCCTGATGTGGATAAAAGCAGGCAACAAACAATCACAGGCCGCCTAGCGGTCTTTTTTATACCCAGAATGGAGATAGATATGACAACTGTACGTTTAACGAATGCTATTCGTGATGAAATTGCCAAAAAAGCATTAGAAAAATCAGGCATCGAAGAAGAGCTAAAGCAGCATGCAAAAGAAGTTCAGCAATTCTCCTTTGATGTAAGAACTTACCTGCTCGGTGGAGAGAAGGCAGTTCAAGAAATTGAATCCCAGCTAAAGAAAATCACAACTCATATAGCTGCGATAAACAAACGCAATATTTGCGAGGTTTATTTAGCCTCCTGCCATAACTGGTCGTTCAGAGTCTCTTTTGGTGGAATGCAAACACGTCTCAATTTTGGTCAGGACGAAAAAGGCGATCCAATTTACATGGTTACCCCATCCACAGATAAAGCTCTATTAGCTGGTGATCATGAACTCAGTAAGCGATTCATGCAGTTGGAAAACAGGGGGTCACAACTAAACAACAAGAGAGAGGAAATTAAAAACAACGTTTACGCGGCACTGAAATCAGTCACCTCAGTAAAACGCCTTCTTGAGGTGTGGCCTGAAGCAAAAGAGCTACTTCCTAAAACAGGGGATATTGTTCGAGCAACACTTCCATCGGTAAAGGTTGAAGACCTCAACAAGATGATAGGCCTACCAACTGAAACTCAATCAGCAGCGTAATGACGAGTAATGCACATCGCAGGTATTCACTGAGTATCTGCTGTGAGCAATTCTCTGAGCGTCACCTGCCCGCTCAATACGACGATGATAGGCAGATAGATAACGGGGTGAGCTATGTAGCCTGTAACGCTGGCGAGCGAATACGTATCCACACGGAGTTTTGATTTTGCCCCTCTCGTTAGGGGCTTTTTTATAGCTGGAGGAAAGTATGAAAGAACTGCGCTTTTATGGTGCCAGTGATGATTTATTTGAATGTGAAGGTGCTATTCGAGAAGAAGTAGGATGCTTTAATTCGGTAGGTGTGTATCACCTTAAATCATCCGAAGGTGAGCTTTTGGTTACTGGATATTACCTAGATAGCGGCTTATGGACTATTGGTATATCACCAGCAAATGAAGGTATCAGTATCCCATCTTGGCCTTATTCATATTCAATCTACGAGCATGGGTATAGTGCTTTGCTAACTTTGCAGGTTCCTGATGATACGGAACTGTTACTAAATAATTGATCGCTAAACAGCCGCTTAAATGCGGCTTTTTTATACCCGCAATTCATCGCAAAGCGTAGGCATTTTGCAATGAAACAAACAAAGGAGATCGCCAGTGAGCGAGGAAAAGAACGAAATTGCATTAGTCACTCTGCCGAGCGTACCGGCTGAACTCGAAGCTGCTTTTATCAATGACGAATTCATTGAAGGGTTAATTAAAGACATCCGTGAAAAAGCATCTTCTGTAGTTGGTGACCTGAATACAGCCAAGGGACGCCGTGCATACATCAGCATGGCGGCGAATGTTCGTAGCACTAAGACCGCTATTGACGATGCTGGTAAGAAGTTAGTTGCAGAGATGAAGAAGCGCCCTGCTCTTGTCGATGCCAGCCGTAAAAAGGTTAGGGATTCGCTGGACGAACTGGCGGTTGAGATTCGCAAGCCAGTGACTGACTGGGAGGCTGAGCAGAAAGAAAAAGAGTTCAACGCTATGTGGGATGAGGCGTTAGAGCTGGATGCCAAAATTACAGCGGAGCGCGCCGCGGCTTTGGCGGCGAAGATTGAAGCCGATCATGAAATGGCTTTACTCATGAACGAGAAGATTGACCGTGAGCGCGAAGAAGCACGACGGAAAGCCGAGCAAGCCAAACGCGAGCATGAAGAACGTATTAAGCGTGAGGCCGAAGAGAAAGCGCGGCGCGAAGCAGACGAAGCGGCAAAGCGTGAAATCGAAGCGGCGGCGGCCAGAGAACGTGAAGCGACATTGGCTAAGGAACGCGCCGAGCGTGAAGCCAAAGAGCTGGCAGAGAAAGCAGAGCGAGACCGCATAGAAGCGGAGCAGCGAGCCGAACGCGAGAAGAAAGAAGCTGCGGAAAAAGCTGAACGTGAAAAAGAAGAAGCTGCGGAAAAAGCTGAACGTGAAAAAGAAGAAGCTATTCAGCGTGAACGCGCGGTAGCAGAGGCCAGAGAACAGGCTCGATTAGCTGAAGAAAAGCGCATAAAAGATGAAGAAGCTCGCCGCGCCGCAGATATCGCTCATCAGAAGAAAATCAATAATGCAGCCATGGCGATTCTTATGAGTACTGGCTTAAGCGAAGCAGCAGCTCGGGAATGTGTTTGTGCCATCGTTAAGAATCAAAAAGCGTTAGCCGCCTCAGGCCAGCGCCCACCTATCAGCATCAACTACTAATCAAATTCAAAGCAATTACAGGAGCTACCCATGATGAATTATGCCATCGCGGGCGGCGCTCTCATGGGCGCTTCTCAGATTACCGAATCACAACTAGACCGCATCGTTCGTATCGTCACTCAATTCTTCTCACCACTCTGGAGCAAATAACTATGACTGATTTCATGAGAGAACCACGCCGGATCCAAGCGGTGAGAGCTTGTCGATTTCTGCGCTGGGTTAAACGACTTCCGGTAGTTAAGCACTTATTCATCAAAGGTGATCCGTTATGAACATCACATGCACATCGTTCGCTAGCAAGCATGGAGTGCGTCAAGGCGAGTTCGTTATGGAACTGCAAGGCGTTTCCATAGCAGAGCAACCAAACAGCGAAAAAGAGCTTAGAGAGCTTCTGGCGGGTATGGATATTCAGACTATTTGTGAATACCTGAATGAGCTTGGTTACAACGTTAGCGAAAAACAGGCGGCAGCATGAACCAAACAATAGACCCACTGGAACAGCAGCTACTCCAGTGGATGCGATCACCAGAGATGATTCCGGTAATGAACGACCAGATTGCTCAACTAGAAGCGGTGGCTGATCACCGTACAAATATGCAAGAAAAAAGGATGGGGATTAATGAGCATGCTCAGAGTTATTGATACAGAAACGTGCGGGTTAAATGGCGGTGTTGTTGAGGTGGCAAGTGTGGATATTGATAAATCCTTATCCATCATCAATCCAATGAGTGATTTCGTTAAACCAGACCGCCCTATCGAATTTAGCGCCATGGCCATTCATCACATCACAGAGGATATCGTTGCTGATAAGCCATTGATTGATGATGTGGTTGGTCGCTATCAAGGTGCTGATTTCTACATAGCCCACAACGCAAACTTTGATAAAGGCGTACTTCCTGAAATGGGCGGCGAATGGATATGCACCAGAAAGTTAGCAGCGCGTCTTTATCCAGACCTTGATAGCCACGCCAACCAGTTCCTACGTTACGCGCTTGGGCTTGATGCGTGGGTTCCTGAAAACCTACACGCCCACCGTGCGCTATATGACTGCTATGTAACTGCTGCACTTTTTATTCGCATCTCACGTGATTCGTCTTGGTCAGTTGACGAAATGCTAGAGATCAGCTCTCAGCCAGTCCTACTAAAAACACTGAGAATTGGGAAGCATAAAGGTAAGACGTTCGCTGAGGTAGCAAAAGAGGATCCTAGTTGGCTCAAGTGGGCTTTAAGCACCATCAGCGACATGTCAGATGACATGCGATTTACGATACAACACTACCTAAGAGACTAATTTAATGAAATTTGAAAAAGCCATGAGAAAGAAAGCCAAGCTACGGCTGGCACTTACTGGGCCAAGCGGGGCTGGGAAAACGTATAGCGCCCTTGTTATCTGTAAAAGTATGGGGGGTAAAACGGCAGTTATAGATACAGAGAAAGGGAGCGCGTCACTTTACTCAAATGAGTTCGATTTCGATGTTCTTGAATTAGACCCACCATTTAGCCCCGAGAGATTTATTGAGGCTATAGCAGCCGCCGAAGCTGCTGGGTATGACAACCTTGTTATTGATTCTATCTCTCACGAGTGGGGTGGCGTTGGTGGTTGTCTTGATGATCTGGATACGATCGCAAAAACAAAATTCAAAGGAAACACACACGCAGCATGGAGTGCATTAACCCCACGACATCGCAAGTTCCTTGATTCAATACTACGAGTGAATTGCCATGTCGTAGCGACGATGCGAAGCAAGACTGAAACAGCGCAACAGGAAGGTAGCAAAAAGGTCGTAAAACTTGGCATGAAATCTGAGCAACGCGATGGTGTTGAATACGAGTTCACAACCGTTCTTGATATTAACCACGAAACTCACACAGCCACAGCATCCAAAGATAGGACAGGTCTTTTTTCCAATGTGGATTACACGGTAATTGACGAGTCGGTAGGGAAAAAGCTTGTCGATTGGCTTAACGATGGAAGAACTAAAGCTGAAATAGACTTAGCTCACTTCGTTCTTGTTGCTGAGAAGTCCAAATCATTTGATTCCCTGAAGTCGGCATGGGCTGAGGCTTACCGTTCATTGAGAGATACGCCAGAACAAGCCAAGGCACAAGAAATATACGAAGCAAGAAAATCAGAACTATTACCAACTGAGGAAGCTGAATAAATGGCGAGCAGAGGCGTAAATAAAGTAATCCTTGTCGGGAATTTGGGGAATGATCCAGAAGTTCGTTATTTACCGAATGGCGGCGCAGTGGCAAACATCACACTGGCTACATCAGAGGGCTGGCGAGACAAGCAGACTGGTGAGCAGAAGGAAAAAACTGATTGGCACCGCGTAGTGCTATTCGGAAAGCTGGCAGAGGTTGCGGGTGAATATCTGCGTAAAGGCTCTCAGGTCTATATCGAAGGTAAGCTGACCACTCGCAAATGGACTGATCAGGCCGGAGTCGAGAAATACACAACAGAAATTCACGTCAACATCGGCGGCACTATGCAGATGCTCGGCGGTAAGCAGGATTCATCATCTAAGCCAGCACAGAACAGAGCGCCACAGCAAAGCGGGCAGCAGGCACCACAGCGCAACGAAGAACCTCCAATGAACTTCGATGACTCAGACATTCCCTTCTAACAGGTAACCACCATGACGCCGCAGCATATCCTGCACGTCCTCAGCCTGCACCACGATAATAACATCACCGAATTCCACAGAGCACTTAACTCAGTGGGCGGCGTTTTTACTGGCGGCGGTGCCACTGGCGGGGTGACGCTTAATTACTACGAGCCATATTACTCATGGCGAACCTATCCAGAATCCACCTTCATCCCCTACAGCTACATTGGTCGCATTAGAGAATATCTGGACGCAGAGCCGTGGGGGAATGTGAACCTTGGTGGAACCATCTACCGACTAAAGCCTGACGTTGATATCGACGCGGCTATTTCTGCACTAAGCATGGCCGCATAGGAGATATTCATGAACGACCTACCAATCCAGACCTACGAATCAGTAGTTCAGCAGCGTGATGCTCTAGCGGCTGAGAATAAGGCTTTGATAGAGCAAGCTGAAGAGGTATACGCGGCGGGATATAACCATGGGCACCTTAATACAGTCGATGGCATTGCGTACTCAGCAGGGACTAAAGACGAGTTCTATCAGCTTGCCATAGAACTGATGAATGAGGCAGAAACCACAGAAACTGCCGCTTTCCTTGCTGATGTACGGGCTCAGGGAGTGGATGCTGCAATCAAGCATCTGCATAAGATATTCGACGGAACGGACTATATTGGCGAGCCGTTGAGAGCTCTGGTGTGGTTGGAGCAGGCGCTTCGTAAGGGGATTAATGATGCACAGTAACAGCAAAGAGCGCGAGTACTTCATTTTGAGCGTTCATCACTGTTCTCGAGAGAAAAACTTCATCGAGTTCTTTCGCTCAAATAATTCTGGCTATGCACTTCGCTTGCACGCAGCCGGACGGTATACCGCTCAACAAGTGATGGAGCGTCCTAATTATTACAACGATGGTAACTGCAATATAGCCGTGCCATGCGATGTGATTGAGTCTTTATCCTCCCCCGCTCCAGATGGTTACTTTGACGATAACGGCGGTGTTGTTGTTCTGAACAATTCCAAGAACTGGCGAAAAGCCATAAAGAACGCCGTAGCCAAACCAAAGTATGAGCCAAAGCCAGAATATCCACGCGTACGCAGAAGCAAGGAGCAGAGCAATGACTAAGTTAACAACTGAGCAGTTAGAAAAATTCGTCAACGATATTAAAACTGATGGGATGTGCGACATAACTGATTCTCAAGTTGAGTCAGCTCTCATCCGGCTTTTTGCATACGAGCAAGCAGCTAAGAATCCTGTGGCGTACATGCATCGCAGCGGTCAGGTTGTTACTCGTGATGAAACCAGCTGTGAAGAGGTATTCAAAATTTGCTGTAAGGTTGAAACCCCGCTCTATGTAGCACCGGTATTACCTAAACAGCCTGAGTCTTTGTTAGGTACGGTTGTTTCCATCGACGACGCTACAGGGCTAGAAGGTCATCGCCAGTGGGGTGAAGTTGTTGGATTGAGCGAAAGCCGTGGCAAGCCTGTTATCTGTGTTGAAGTGACGGGGTGGCAATATGACTAAGCTAACAAAAGAGCAAATTAAGCGACAAAAAGCACTGGCATGGTTAAAGCGCATTGCTTATAAAAACCCATGCATGAAGGAAGTAAAAACATGCATAGAGGTTCTATCAGCATCAGCACAACCTGTAATACCAGACCAGCCAGACTCTCAAGATTTAGAGTTATGGATAGACATGCTCGAAAATAGCGATAGCGACGATGAGGACGGTGAGTTAAACAACACTCAGATAATCATGTGGCTCAAAGAGCTACAGCGTCGTCGCGCCCTATCAGCACAACCTGTAATACCAGAACAGCGCTCACCCATTTCTTTTGATGCTCTCATGGCAGCAGTAAGCGAGGTAACGGGCGCTAAGAGCGAATTCGATGCTACACCGGAGAAGTGCTATCAAGCTGTTCCGTTTATGAATTTCAATTCACTATCTCGAATCGTTGAGATGTTCCGTACAGCACAACCTGTAAGCGAGCCTTACAAGTTAAATGGCTGGATTAGCGTTGCCGATCGCCTTCCGGCTGAATTTGGACGCTATCTGTGTTACATCGAAGAACAAAACGATTTAGGTAAATCTCACTATCAGTGGAACTGCTCTTGGAATGGTGATGTGTTTAGTGACTCATCGCTGACAGGGCGTGTAACACACTGGATGCCATTACCCGCATCCCCAGCACAGGAGCAGAAATAGATGAGCAAGTATCGAAAAGGTGCCATGTATCTGCGTCACTTAAAACCTACCGATAAAGCCAATGACATGCGAACCGCTCTCCGTCTTGCGACATTTAGCGAGCCAGAATACTGGAGTAACCCTGAGCGCGTTAAGCCTGTGGTGATGGTTCAGCATGGAATTGAAGGCGTGGCTGGAGTATGGATGAACAAAGAGGATGCTATTATCTCGCTTCTCACTCGTACCCAGAAGCGCCGTCGTAATGCAAAACACAACGAGAAACGCGGTCAACGCATGACCAAAGGTGATTTGCGCAAAGCATTTAGAGCGTGGGCATTCAAGCACGAAGAAAAGCGAAATACGGTTCGTGAGCAGAAATAGCACCGCCTCAGCGTAGAATGTATAATCCAAGGATGGAGGATTTACTATGTCATCAAACCGAAGAATAATTACATACGCGACCCCTATTCACTCTCAGGATGATGAGAAGTCCATTGGGCTATACATCAGTGTTGAGCGTGGAAAAGGAATGTTTCTCAATCAAAGAGTAGAAAGCGAAAATGGGAGCATAGTTAAACCTTTCGCGCTGCCATGGAAAGCCAGTGAGCTGAGAAAAATTGCCCAAGCAATTAATGAACTAGCTGATTACACTGAGAAAGTAAGATGAGCTATAACCTTGCAGCACTCCCCCAAGAAGAAATGGATAAAATCAATGTGGACTTGGCAGCTTCAGGCGTTGTCTACAAAGAACGCTATAACATGCCGGTTATCGCTGAGATGGTAGCGCGTGAACAGCCGCCACACTTGAAAGAGTACTTCATGGAACGTCTAGCATTCTATCGCTCGCAATCGCATAAGATTGGGCGTGATGAAGAATATGTAAAAAATCAGATGGAAGGCGGCAAATAGCCCTGCATCATCGATTCAAATGAACCTCGCTCCGGCGGGGTTTTTTATTGCCTAAATTTGGAGAAAACATGCAAATCGAAATCGGTGAATACGTCATTACGAGTGACACATACAACCTGATACTCAACGAGAAAAAAGTAGCAAAGGAAGGTAAATCAGCAGGTGAAGAGAGGCTTCAGTCCATTGGGTTCTATTCAAAAATTTCCACGCTTATCTCTGCATTAATTCAGCGCGAGGCTCTGCTCTCTGACGTCCAGTCATTGCAGGCAATGCAGCAATTAATAGAGCGAGTTTCATTGCAATGTGAGAAGGCTTTTAAGGACTTTAACAATGAGACACATCATCAAGGGTAATCCAGAGCGTACAGAAAGAGCGGCTATGAAAGCTGCTCTCGATATACATCAAGCCAAGTTCGGCGACTATGAGCCAACCAAGAAAGGCGTCACGTACACAATCAAAGTTAGCGAAGAGAAATTCTTCATCGAGATTATCAACCGAGAGAAATCATATGTAGCTACATCGATGATGCGGCCACGTGAGTTATCTAAAGTCTGGGGGAATGCAGCGTGAATAAATACAAACTTATTTATGCAGACCCGCCGTGGACATACCGAGATAAGGCGGCAGATGGCGAGCGTGGAGCATCATTCAAATACCCGACAATGAGCATATTGGATATATGCCGCTTACCTGTATGGGACTTAGCTGATGAATCTTGCCTGCTAGCGATGTGGTGGGTACCAACCATGCCAATGGAGGCACTAAAGGTTGTCGATGCTTGGGGATTTCGATTGATGACTATGAAGGGATTCACCTGGCACAAAACAAATCGACGCAAAGGAAACAGTGCGATCGGCATGGGCCACATGACAAGAGCTAATAGCGAAGATTGTTTGTTTGCGGTTCGTGGCCGATTACCAGAAAGAATGAACGCAGCAATATGCCAGCATCAAACGTTCCACCGCGCCGAACATAGCGCCAAGCCCCCAGAGTTTCGCGATTTGCTGGTCAGCTTACTAGGCGATGTGCCTCGTATTGAGCTATTCGCGCGACAACAAGCTGATGGTTGGCATTCGTGGGGCAATGAAGTTGGATGCAACATCGAGTTTCAACAAGGAGTGAAAGCGGCATGACATGACAGCAGAACAAGACAACGCGATCCGCAATGTGGCAAGAACCCTTCTCACCGAACTCCGCAGCAAAAAAACAACCTCACATACCGCCAGTTACTCGATAAGCACTCAGCAAAGATAGCGCCTCTCTGCGGCAGGTTTAAGCCGTGGATGGTGCTGTCTTGCTACTGCATGAAAGTGACGGATAAGGATAAATGATGGAGAAATTCAGTCTAAACCGCCACGAGGCCGCCGCCTTCATTGGGATAGATAAAGACACGCTAACTCAGTGGTGCCGGTCTGGGCGTATCGCTTACACAAAGAAAAACCCTACGAAACCAAATTCCCCCTACATGTTCACTCGCACTGCATGCATTGCGGCGCTAAACAATCCGATCCAAACTGTGCCAGTGAGCGCGGTTGGTGCGACAGGAGAATCATTATGTCACTCTTCCGCAGAGGTGAGACTTGGTACGCCAGTTTCACAAAGCCAGACGGTGGCCGTATTAAGCAGTCTCTTGGGACAAAGGACAAAAGGCAGGCCCAAGAACTGCACGACCGCCTAAAGGCTGAGTTATGGCGAGTTAGTCGGCTGGGGGAAACTCCAGCCATGACGTTTGATAACGCATGTGTTCGATGGCTAGAGGAGAAAGCAGCAAAGAAATCGCTAGATGATGATAAGAGCCGGATCCGCTTCTGGTTATCACATTTCAGCGGAGTGCTACTGAAGGATATCACTGAGGAAAGGATTTACTCTGCTATCCAGAAAATGACAAACAGGAGGCATGAGGAGAATTGGAAGGCCAAAGCCGCGGCGATGATAAAAAAAGGAAAGGAGCAACCAGAGTTCAAGCCAAAGATGGCAGCGGTGGCAACGAAGGCAACACACCTTTCATTCATCAAGGCATTGCTACGGACGGCGGAGAGGGATTGGAAGATGTTGGAAAAGGCTCCAATCGTGAAAGTACCGCAGCCGAAGAACAAGCGCATTCGCTGGCTTGAACCAGTTGAAGCGCAGCGGTTGATAGATGAATGCCCAGAGCCTTTAAAGTCGGTAGTTAAGTTTGCACTGTCTACCGGCCTACGTCGCTCAAACATCGTTAATCTGGAATGGCAGCAGATTGACATGCAACGCCGCGTGGCTTGGATTAATCCTGAAGAAAGCAAATCAGGGAGAGCTATTGGCGTAGCCCTCAATGATACAGCATGTCAGGTTCTGAGAAACCAGATCGGCAAACATCACAAGTGGGTTTTTGTTTATCAAGAGAAATGCACTCGGCCAGATGGAACAAAGACAGATGCAGTGAGGAAGATGCGATACGACGCTAACACAGCTTGGAGAGCTGCACTAAAGCGAGCTGGAATAGAAGATTTCCGCTTTCACGATCTGCGACATACTTGGGCGAGTTGGTTAGTTCAGTCCGGAGTACCGATATCGGTTCTGCAGGAAATGGGAGGATGGGAATCTATCGAGATGGTTCGGCGTTATGCGCACTTGGCACCAAACCATTTAACTGAGCACGCTAAGCAAATAGACACCATTTTTGGCAATGTTGTCCCAAATCTGTCCCACTTAGAAAGTTCAGAGCAATTAGTTTCGTATAAGTGATTGATTTAATTGGTGCCGATAATAGGAGTCGAACCTACGACCTTCGCATTACGAAT